ACTTATACTTGCGCTAAATAGAAAATGGCAATAGAATAGAGGGGGTACCCCTAAAAAAACAAAAACTGGTACAAAACAGAAGTGAAAAAAATTCTGCAAAAATTTTTATGAAACAAGAAGTAATAGATAAACTACCACCTGACGCCAAAAAACAATTCCTTAAATACGCAATAAAACTTTCTGAAAAGAAAACTAAATCAAAAGTCCACGATGACTTCTTAACTTTTGTCAAACACGTGTGGCCTGAATTTATTGAAGGTAAGCATCACAAAAAAATTGCTGACAAATTTAATAAGCTTGCAAACGGTGAGATCAAAAGACTAATTATTAATATGCCACCAAGGCATACTAAATCAGAGTTCGCGTCCTATCTTCTACCCTCTTGGATGGTAGGACGTAGACCTAATCTAAAAATAATACAGACGACCCACACAACGGAACTCGCGATCCGCTTTGGTCGAAAAGCTAAAACCTTAATGGACTCCGAGGAATACAAACAAGTATTCCAGACAAGATTACGAGAGGACAGTCAAGCCGCGGGTAAATGGGAAACCGAACAGGGCGGTGAATATTATGCAGCCGGTGTTGGATCTGCGATCACGGGCCGTGGAGCGGACTTATTGATTATCGATGATCCTCACTCGGAACAAGATGCATTGAATATGTCTTCAATGGAAAGAGCTTATGAATGGTATACATCTGGTCCACGACAACGTTTACAGCCTGGTGGATCAATCGTTGTTGTAATGACAAGATGGAATATGAAAGATCTAACAGGAATGTTATTAAAATCTCAAAAAGAATTAAAATCAGATAAGTGGCACCTTATTGAATTTCCAGCAATACTACCATCAGGTAAACCTGTATGGCCAGAGTATTGGAAACTTCCTGAACTAGAATCTGTTAAAGCCAGTTTAAGTGTTGGTAAGTGGAACGCACAGTGGATGCAAAACCCAACATCTGAAGAAGGTAGTTTAATTAAACGAGAATGGTGGAAGGTTTGGGATAAACCTTACATCCCGCCGCTCGATCATATTATTCAAAGTTATGATACAGCCTTTCTTAAAAAAGAATCCGCCGATTATTCTGCTATTACCACCTGGGGAGTCTTTTATCCAAACGAAGATAGCCCTGCTAATCTAATATTACTCGATGCATTCAAAGAACGATTAGAATTTCCAGAGCTAAAAAAAGAAGCTTATGAGCAATATAAATACTGGAATCCAGAAACGGTGATCGTGGAGGCTAAAGCTTCAGGATTACCTCTCACTTATGAGTTGCGAAAAATGGGGATTCCTGTTATAAATTTCACTCCCTCAAAAGGTAATGATAAACACGCGAGGGTAAACGCTGTAGCTCCACTCTTTGAGAGTGGCCAAATTTGGGCGCCGGACGAAAAGTTCGCAGAAGAGGTTATAGAAGAATGTGCATCATTTCCTTATGGAGATCACGATGATTTGGTGGACAGTACGACACAAGCAATAATGCGTTTTAGACAAGGAGGGTTCGTGGCGCATCCAGAAGATTACAAAGAGGATTCATTACCTCAAGTTGAAAGAACGTATTATTAATTATGATTCAAGCAGCACCATTAGTTTTATCATTTGCAAGAGCAGTACCGATGCTAAACAGACTTGTTGGAGCTGTAGGAATAACTGAATTAGGTGATCGTGTAAATAATTATATTCAAGAAAATCCAGACGAGTCTGCGAAAATTGTATCAATGATTATGCCTACTCAAGGTATTGCAAATGCACTTAAAAATAAATCTAGTGAAGATGTAGAAGAAGTTGAAGAAACAGAAGAAGTTACTACAGGCAGTGGAGTAGAAGAAAGAATTAGAGAGATTTTAAGAGAAGCAGGCGTTGAAGATGCGGATAATCAAGACCTAACAGATTTACCAAAAGATTTAGAAGCTAAAGTTATGTCAGGTATTGCAAAGTCTTCTACTGATAGAAAAAAAGATATGATAGAAGCTTCTGCTATTATAGGTTTAAGTGGACCTGGTAGAGAAAGAAAAAAAATGATTGATGACGTATCTGGTAGATATGATGAAGGTGGTGTTGAAGAAGTAACCAGACCAAAATATGAAGGATATAAAAAATTTATAAGAAGACGAAGAGCGGACGGCGGTGCGATAGGCATTGAAGTTTTATTCGAAGAAAAGAAACCAAGACAAGGATTATTTATGGGCGGACCGGCGTTAGAAGGACCGGCGTTAGGTATTTACAATTCTATGAAAGCGTATCAGTCTTTCACAGATCAAGAGATAGCAGATGCTATCAAACAAGCAGGGTATGAATTACCAACTGCAGATTCAGGGACAACACCACCAGGTTCAACACCAGGTAATAATCTAGGTTATCAAAGTGGTAATGAAGGACAAGGAGGAATAATGAATCTTGATCCATATAGCAAAGGACCTGCTTCTCCTGGAAATCAATCTAATACTTCTTCAAAGTATAGTGTTGCTGAAATAGAAAAAGGTATAGATATTTATGGAAACCCAATAGATGAATCAATAACTAGTAAAGGTTTTATTGGAAGCGCTATGGATAAATTTTCTAGCCTCCCAGGAATTAAACAAGGAAAAAATTTAATTAATACTATAATGGATAATACTTTAGTTGGTAGAATAGCTGCAATGAGAAATCCGTTAAATCCTAATGCATCAAATTATAATCCGAGTCTTCAAGGTCAAATAGATATGCTTGGAGGTATGACAGGTACAAAAATTAGTGGAACATATATAGATCCATATAACAAACAATTAGGTTTTACTGATAACCTTACAGGTCAACCAATGACTGGTAGAGATCCTAATTCTGGTTTAGGAGTGTACGGACCCGGTTCAGTATTAGCTGGTCAAAATGTTGTATCAGGTTTTGGAACAAATGATTATGAGGATCAATTACAAGGTTACATTGATAAGATGTTGGATCGTAGAACCAAGGGAATATTAACAGAATTTCAAACTGCTAAATTAAAAGCAGCTGAAGCAGAATTAGAAAGAGCTAGAGAAAAAGCACAAGATAGAATTGATGAACTTAACAGACAAAAAATAGAAGCTAAAAAAGCAGGTGATGCTAAAAAAGCAAGAGACTTACAAATTGCAGCAGCAGCTAAAGCACAAGAGATATCAAACGCAGCAGCTACAGCACAACAAGAAGCTATCGAAAAAGATCAAGATAGAAGTAGAGATAGTGGACAAGCTGGTAGTGGCACAGGAGGTATAGGTGCAACATCGGGTTATGGATACAATCAAGGTAATGAATGTTTTGAACCAAATACTTTTATTCAAATGGCTAATGGTAGTGAGAAAAAAATTAAAGATATTCAATTGGGTGATGATACTAAAGGTGGAGAAGTTACAGGCGTGTTTAAATTTAAACCTTCTGGAGACGGTATTTACAGTTACAGAGATGTTACCGTTGCAGGTAGCCACTTTGTTAAAGAAGATGGTAAATTTATTATGGTTAAAGACAGCCCACTTGCAGTCAAGATTGATAAGATACCAGTTGTTTACTCACTAGATACAACTGGCCGAAGAATCTTTATTAACGATATTGAATTCGCTGATTACAACGGTGATGGTGTTGCTAAAAACTTCCTAACGAATGCTGGTGTAGATCTTACAGGTTTTGATACAGAGGTATTAAGACAAGTAGAAAATAGATTAATATAATGGAATTAAAATACAACGAAATAATTGGTGCAATTGTAAAACCAGATGATACACCTGCTACACAAGCAGAAATATTAGAATGGGCTGCAGCAAACCCAATGCCAATAGAAGAACCAAAACAACAGAACACAGCACTTCTAGAAGAAGTGATTGAAACATTTAACAAAAGAGGATAGATTAACAAAATGGCTGAAATAGACAAACCATTACCGAATACAAAAACAACCATTGAAGTTCCAGGTGAAGTAGAAATTCAAGAGGCAATCAAAGAAAACGTAGAAGAAGTTGAAACTAAAGGTGGACCTGTTGAAATAGAAATGACTGAAGAAGGTGGGGCAGAAGTTTCTTTTGACCCTAAAGCTGCAAGTCCTGAAGGCGGTGAAGACCATTTTGAAAACCTAGCAGAATTTTTAGGAGAAGAAATTTTAGATCCATTGGGTTCAAAACTATTTGACCAATACAACGAGTACAAAGAATCTCGTGGAGATTGGGAAGAAACTTATAGAAACGGTTTAGATCTTTTAGGATTTAAGTATGAAAGACGAACAGAACCTTTTAGAGGAGCTAGTGGTGTAAACCATCCTGTTCTTGCTGAAGCGGTTACACAATTTCAAGCACAAGCTTACAAAGAATTATTACCATCAGACGGCCCGGTTAGAACTCAAGTTATGGGTGATGCAAGTGTGGCTAAAGAAGAACAAGGTAAACGTGTTAAAGATTTTATGAATTATCAAATTATGGATCAGATGAAAGAATATGAACCAGAGTTTGACCAAATGTTATTTTA